TACTCAAGGAGACTGACATGAAGAAACTGCTTTTGATTGCGTTCTTGGCCCTGGCTGCGTTGGGGGCTGCAAAGCCGCCTCCTCCGGCGGAAAAGCTCGATCCCAAGGTGAAGGTGGTGAAGACCGCCCCACCGTTGTTCAAGGTGATGGTGATGAAGTATCGCCGGCTAGACCCGACTCCACCGGAGTTCCTTGGCCCTGGCTGCTGGTGAGAAACCTGCCGAACTTCGGCACCTTTCCCATCAATGCCACCCATCGTCTCGCGGACGGCCTCGGGGCTGTAACTTCACCCAGGTGAAGGTGTCGCGCGACAACTTCCACCGGGGGAAGTTTCCCGGACTGGAGCAGTCCAAGAAATATGAATCGGCATATATCGGGAAGGATCGCTCTCCCGCTCGTGACGGATAGGAGCCACGGAAAGGCTCTGGACGTTGAACTACTCGACTAGACGGCGGGTGAGCATGTGGTAGAATAGAGTCGGCGCAAATCATCGCGGGGTATTTCCTTGCTTCCTGCGTGCGCCGACTCCATGACTTCGGAAGGTCCTTAGGGATGTCTCCGCGGTAAAGGCCCGGCAGGATGTTAGCCCCTGCCGGGCCGTCGCAAGACCCCTCGCACGACTTATCATACGAACGCTGACGCACCACAATCTGTGTACTCTGCTCCTGACCGCTCAGCAAAAAGCGGCGCATCGCATCGCGACCGTTGAGCGAACTGCCACGCAGCGTGGTTGGCGGCTCCAGGGAGAACTGCCGTTGCCCAGGTACACAGTACATTGCAATCCAGGTTGTCAGACAACCATATTCAGTCAATGAATATTGAACTGGCATTGTCTGGTCGCGCCTGAAAGAGGTTGTCAGACAACCGTGGTACAATCGGTGTGTCTCAAAACCATTGCGCCGCACGGTGCTTCGAAGAACACTCCGCAGCCGCACGGCGCTTCCAAAGAACTATCGTCCGTTCTTCCGAGGCGCTATGCCCGACGCAGAGGCACTTGCGGGGGCGTCGGGCAAGCGCAAAAGGTCTTTGACCAGGAGGGGATGATGATGACACTACGCGAAATCAAGACGATGCTCTGGTCGTTCGCTCTCGGAGCATTCTTCCTCGGTTTGGGCATCGCGTCCTGCGGCCCGGTGTGCGGATGCCCCTGAAGACCCTGGCCCGCGCCCGGCCACTCAAGGCCCCCAAGCCCCGCAAGGGGCCTGGTCGCCATACCAAATTGACGCCCCATCGCGAGTTTGTCATTATGTCGATGCTCTCCCAGGGTAACACCCGCCGCGCGGCGTGCGGTGCTGTTCACATCGACGAGGACACCTTCCGCGTGTGGATGCTCAAAAACCCCGTATTCTCCGGCGCTGTTCATGGGGCTGAGGCCATCGCCGAGGAGCGATGGCTTAGATCGGCCCTGGACGAGCCGGGGGGCCACAAGTGGGCGCTCTCTAGGCGGTTCTCCGCAGATTGGGGTGACAAGTTGGAGGTACTCAACACCGGCGAACAGAAGCTGACCATCGAGGTTTTCGAGCGTGAACGCGCAGATCATCCTGCCCTCCCTGCACCCAAAGCAGCTTGACATCGAAAGGTCGCCCGCCAAGCGCAAGATGGTCGCGTGTGGGCGACGCTTTGGCAAGACCCTGTTGGCTGCTACCATAGCCGCGCGGGGGCTGCTGGCAAAGAGGCGGGTACTCTACGCCGCTCCCGTCCAGACGCAGACCGACGCCTTCTGGAAGTATTGCACCGAATGGCTAACACCTCTCCTGCCCTATGGCCTGCGCAAGAACGAGACGCTGCGATTGCTGGAGATGCCCGGCTTGGGGGCCATCCGTGCCCGGACGGCATTCCACGCCGACGCGCTGCGGGGGGACTACGCCGACATCCTGATCCTCGACGAGCACGCGTACATGGACAGCGATGTGTGGTCGGCGGTGGGCGCTCCCATGATGCTCGACTCCAACGGCGATGCCTACTTCTTCAGCACCCCCGACCTCCGCAACCACTTCTACCTGATGTTCCGGCAGGCGGAGGCGGACACGACCGGGCGCTGGCAAGCATGGCATGGATCATCCTTTGACAACCCGTACTTGAGTCCCGAGGTCATTCGCGACCTGAGCAAAGACATGACCGATGAAGACTACAGGCAGGAGATCATGGCCGAGTTCCTCGAAGGCGAGGGAGCCGTCTTCCGCTTCATCAAGGACAACCTCTACAGTGGCAGCACGGGCACGCACGCGGGACACCGGATCGTAGCAGGGGTCGATTGGGGGCAGAAGACCGACTACAGCAGCGTCTCGATTGGCTGCGCCACCTGCATGGAGGAACTCGCCCTCGAACGCTGGCGGGCCGTCGACTACCCGACTCAACAGGGGCGCGTCAAGACGCTGTACGAACGCTGGTTGCCCGAGGTGCTCGCCGAGGCCAATGCCATGGGCCTCCCGAATCTCCAGGCCCTGCGCGTGGCGGGCGTCCCCGTCCTGGCTTTCACTATGTCGCACGCGAGCAAGGCACAGGTGATCCAGGCGATGCGTCTTGCCTTCGAGCAGAAGTCATGGAAGTGGCTCGACATCCCATGGGCCACCGTGGAATTGGAGACGTTCGAAGTCCGTGTTACAATAACGGGGAATGTTACCTATTCGGCCCCCGAGGGGCTGCACGATGATACTGTCATCAGCCGGGCATTGATGCTTCGCCGTGCCCAGGCTGGGGGAGTCACTTGGCTATGAAACCGTCTATCCTTTCCGCTGGCAGGCTTCGCACCCTGGACATCCCCGGCCTCGGCTCCTACGAACTGGTCACGGGGCAAGGCTACGGCGCGGGGGATTATGGCAAGTCTGCATGGGCATTCGCCTGTATGCGCATCCGTTCGACCGCCCTCGCCGAACTCCCCTGGCGGATCACTCGCAACGACGAGGTAGTCGAGAACCACCCCCTCCTCGAACTCCTGAAAGGCATGGACTTTGGCGTCACCGAAATCGACCTGCTCCTCAAGGGTGCCGCTTTCTGGCTCTATGACATTGACCGCCTCGCCCGGCTCAACCCCAACACCGTGGAGGTGAAGCGGAGCAGCAAGGGCATCGAGAAGTTCGTCCAGACCCTCGACAACAGACCGCGGGACTTCGCTCGCGATGAGGTGATCTATCTCAGGGAGTTCCATCCGACCGACGACTTGGGGCCTGGCGTGCCCGCCGTGGAGGTTGCGAAACTTGCGATTGCCGCAGAGTATGAGAGCCAACGGTACATCAAGTCCTTCTTCGAGAATGACGCTGTCCCTGGACTCCTGCTCCACACGGCTGCCGAGATGATGCCGGACGACATCAACAAGTTGGAGGCGTGGTGGGACAGGAAGTTCAAGGGGGCCAAGAAGCACCACAAGCCCGCCTTTATGGGCCAGGACTTCAAGGCTGACATCCTGACAACCGATCTCCGCAGCATGGCGCTGGAGGAAGTGCGGGACGAGGCGCGGCGTGACATCTGTACTGCTTTTCAGGTTCCCATGCTGCTCGTGGGCCTGATGGATGAATCGAACTATGCCAATGCCAAGGAAGCCCGACTCTACCTGACAGAGAGCGTCATCATCCCGCGATCCAAATACTTCGCCACGGTCATCAACGCGGACCTTGTGCAGATGATCGACGCGGACGTGGTGTTCGAGTTCGCGACCGACGAACTGCCCATCCTCCAGGAGGACAAGGACGCCAAGGCGCTTCGACTGACCAACTTGAAAGACAAGGGCATCGTCTCGGCGCAGTACGTCCGGCAGGAACTAGGCATCCCGGAGACCGCGGCCCCGGCAGAACCGGCACCGGTGCCGGAAACGCCCGCAGATGGGCAGCCAGGCGTCTTCCGTTCCTGGGAGCGGAAGGCCAGCAAGGCGCTCCGCGCGGGGAAGTCAGCAGATGTGCCCTTCGAGACCGACGAGATCAGCCCGGCCCTGCAAGCGGCTGTGCGCGTGCGCCTGGGGCAAGCAAAGACGATTGCAGACGTTGAACAGGTCTTCCGAGGAGCCTACCCATGAGTCGAGCGTCTGACGAGAACATGCTCGCCGCCCTCGTCGCGCGACTTCTCGGCGAGCAACTGGACCGCGTGATTGTCAACCCCGACTGGCCCGCGGAGGACAAGATTCTCGCCGAGGCTCTCTGGCCCGTGATCCTCGATATCGCGAAGCGGGCAGCCCGGCGGGAATTGATGATCTTCCACAAGGAACGGGCCTTGCGGACGGCGGGCGGTATCTGGGATCGCATCCTGGAATGGGTCATGGAGTACACCTTCGACGAGTTCGTCCCGGCGCTCAACGAGAACACCAGGCAGATGCTTTCCAGGGCCATCCAGGAGTACGTTTCCAACCCGCAGTCGATAGGCGACCTGCGGGATGCGCTCGCCCCCATCTTTGGGGCAGACAGGGCCATGGTGATTGCGGTGACCGAAACGACCCGCGCGTACGCGCAGGGGGGCGCGAAGGCGGCGGACGAACTGCGAGAGTCGGGACTTGACATAGTAGACATCTGGCACACGGCGAACGACGACCTGGTCTGTGATCTGTGCGATCACGAGGGCGAGGCACGGGGCGAGGGGTGGACCGAAGACCCACCCGCGCACCCGAACTGCCGCTGCCGGGTGGGGCATCAGGTGGGATAATGCCCGACATCGAAATCGTCATCAATGACGCCCAACTCAAGGACCTGTTGGCGACCCTTGACAAGATGGATATGGCGCATCTTGGAAAGCCCGTGTTCGAGGCGATTGGCCGGGACATCATGGACGTGACCAGCGTCTACCCGCCCGCGCCTCCAGAATCCACCTATCGCCGCACGGGCAACCTGGGGAACCGGTGGTATACTAGGGCGTCTGAGAGCATGGTGGTGATCGGCAACGCCGCGGAGTACGCGGGCTACGTTCATGGGCCTGACCAGACCTTGCAGCATGAGGACACGGGCTGGAAGCGCCTGTTGGAGACGGCGGAGCAGTCGATCCCCGCGCTCATCAGGATGATCGAAGCGCAGATCGACCGCATTTGGAAAGGACGGCAGGGATGAAAGACACGGTGATGAAGTTCCGAGAAGCCGGTGCAATCCGGGCGCTCGATGGCCGCTCCCTTGAGGTCCTGGCCTGCCCCTTTGGCAATCCCTCGGATCGTGACCACCTGAACGAGTACATGACCGCCCGGACAGAGTTCATGCTGGACATGGGGGATCGGCGACCGACTCTCTACTTCCACGGGTTCACCCCCGACAAGAGAATGACCGCCCGACCCACGCCCATCGGCATTGC